TGTTGCGCCAGGAATCGTAGTCGAGGTCGCCCATGGGAATCTCGCTGGAGGGCCCAACGGACGTGAGGTAGCTGCGAAAGGTGCCGAGCATCCAGCGATTGAAGGTGCCGGGATCGATGTCGCATTCGACCGTCGAGTATTCAGCCTGTCCTGCGACCACGGCAAACGAGCATTCCCGACGCAGGAAGCGCCAGTTATCGTGAATGGCCTGGACCTGAAACCAGGCTTCCCCTGTCCAGTCCACGACCTTCCGCATCATGCCGATTTGATCGGTGACGGTCGTGGGGAGCACCCCTTTGCCTTGGGCAATACGGCACTCGCGCACGACGCGCTGACAGATTTCGAGAAAGGTCGCCTGTCCATCCCCCAGGCCTACCGGGACACCAATCGGCATGGCGTATCTCCAGGATGAGCGTGACTAGATCGAGAGACGTTGAATCCGTCTCGCCCACTCGCGCCGATAGCCGACTTCTCCAGGAGGATCACGGTCCTCAATAATCGTCACAGACTGCATGTTGACGGAGCGCCGAATCACGAGGTTTCTCGGTTCGCTGCCATCGGCCTTATCTTCCTGGGTCGAGATGAGCAAGGCCTTACTGCGAAGCAAGACTTCGAGGTACTTCCGCTTGATCGTACATTCGACTTCGACGGGGATATGCTTCACCTCCACCCATCCCAGACCGGGAAACAACCGTTCAATGCCCTTACCTTGCACCCAGGCCTCGACAAACAACGGTGCATGATCGCCCGCCCCTTGGTTGCAGACGATGGTGACGGGTTCCTCGTTGAAGGCGAGGAGCATGGCTTGATCCTTCTCCAGTGGCTTCTCGGCTACGGTGAGGTCAGGGGGTGTCGGTCGATCGAAGTGTGTATCGCCCAGCCCCATGTCGATCGTCGGCAGTTGCTCGATCTTCTGATCGTCCGGCTGCAGCTCTCCGGTGCGAACACTGACGGGAGGCAATTTTGACGGTGTACCTGACTGCTTCTTGGTGATCCGAGTGGCCGTAGCACTTGGCATAGATCCTCCTTGTAGATGAACGGGGGACCATCGTGCGATGGCCCCCAGAGAAACAACACCCCGACGACTTAGGCCTGAGGGCGACCTGGCAGTGTGGAGATGTCCGAGAACGTATAGGTCACACCGGTCACGCCAGACAGGTTATTCGTCCCGAACAGCCAGTTCGCGACGGCAGTGGCGCCCAGCTTGATGTCGATGACGCCCAGGGGGCACATCGTATCGGGCACGCCACCGAACTGCGGTGCGACAATGTAAGCACCAGCCGCATCCAAGGCCTGGATTGGTCCCTGCACCACCTTCTGTGCGCCAGCGGAATCCAATCCCCAGATGAACTTACACCCGTTATTCGGGAAGGTGATCGGCACAAACGCGAGCCCTGTGGCCGCGTCCGTGGTTGGCGTGGCACCGTTGGTGATCGCGGTCTTGGTATACATCACCCCCTTGATGGAGTAATGCGCCGTGACGGTCGTGGTGACGGTCGTGGTCGTTCCGGCCACCAGAGCCGCCTTGGTATAGTTCTGTGTCGCTGGAGCGATTTCATACGGGTTTCCCATAACGTAACTCCCTTCGTTTCGTTCAAATCGTGACTCAATATCGTGTCTGCTGTTCCCTCACGTCCTACGAGACCTTGATCGAGGGATCGAATGCCCCGACCACGCTGACGTGGACGGCATTGGGTACCACGGTCGCATCGTCGATCTGCGTGGTTCCACCAACAAAGTTGCCAGTGCCGGTCGGATTGATGATCGTAAACCCGATCACGGCTTTCCCTTGTGGAATATCCGGGAAGAGCACGGCAGCGAGTGTCGCGCCTTCCGTTCCCATCGAGGAGGTCAACGTGCCGGCTGAATCGATCAGAAACACGTAGACATTGAACTTCGCGTTCGTGACAGTCCCAGACAGGGCTGCCATATCCGTCGCGGCTGCGATGGAGCGGAGTGCTCCACCGGCAATCGCGTGACAGGCCGTGGCGCCTGTCTTCACCAGGGTATTCGCCGCGCCCTTAATGACCAGTGCGGCTGAATTGAGCTGCTTGCTCGTGGCTCGATCGAAGATCGCACTGAGGATGTTGATGAGTGCCAGACGGCTCGACCCATCGACAATCCCCTGTGCAAATCGGGTGAGTGTATCTTTCATGCTCATAAGGAACCCCTCTCTTCTGCTCGGTTATCGGTTCAGGACGTTCCCTGGGTTTAGATCAGGCGAATGCCGACGTTCAACGTCGCCATCCACCCTTCGTTCTGCCGCACGATCGCCTTCCACCACATGGTTCCAGCGTAGCCGCGTTGCCCAAACACATCGGCCTTATCCTTATGCCCAGTCGGCAAGAAGGTCGGCTGGAGGGCGCTTTCCCCTCGGAGGGCTACTTGACCAAAGCAATCCATCGCCAGTATCAACATCGGGTAGACATCGACGTTGGCGGTCGTGGCTTGGAGTCCGGTGGCTCCAACCGCGGCGCCCCCGTTCTGGATCGGAGGCAAATCGGGATGCTTGATGAAGCGGAAGTCTTCCACTTTGCCCAGCTCACCAGGGAGCGGAGCGCCCGAGGCGTACTTGGAGGCATCTTCGAAGCCTGCCAAGTCGCGCACGTCCGGGCTGAGGTCTGAGTGCATGTAGACGGCGAACCCCATGCGAACCGGGGTTGTGCCGTACTTATCACTCGCGGAGAGCATCTTGTTCACGGGCTTGCCGTGGTTGGCGTCGAGGTTCTTCACGATCTTCCGCAGGAGCGGGAGGGAAATCGGACCATTGACCGTGGCGAGCGAGGTGCCCGTCCCGCCGTAGTATTGATTGGTCCCGGCCTTGAGTTCTCCGTAGATCTTGAGTTCGTTGACGAACGCCACCCGCTCCCCAATCTGAATCTTCATCTGCGCGGGGATGTCGTCCTCGAAGAGATCCGCGGTCTTGTCGGTATAGCCGTACAGGCAGCAATACTGCTGCATGGTGACGGTAATATCGAGCGGCACGATGCTGTCCGGGGGAGGCGTGACGCCTTCCTGGGTTTGATGGCCCTGGACAATGACATTGCCACGATCCCCGTTGCCGTCGACAAAGAACCGGTTCTGAGTGTTGGCGTTCGTCGCGGTCGCGCCATAGGGCAGCCAGCGCCGGAAGATGATGGTATCACTGACGTTCTTCGGCATGGCGATCTGTGAGCCCAGCTTGGCGAGGATTTCCTCGCACACAGCATGGGCCAGGATCTTGCCGGCGAACTTCCCGATCCGTTGGACGGTGGATGTATAGGTCTGCACAGACATGAGGCACTCCTTTCACACAGTCAGGCTCAGCGAACCGGCATCCCCATATTCTTCATTTCTTGCCGGAACCCTGCGGCCATGCTGTTCTCTTCAGGTGGTGAACCCGCTGGCGCGACTCCCCGAGGGGAGACCGATGCCGTCAGTCGGGCGGTACGTTCGTTAGGTTTAGGGGCCGAATCATGCACTGGCGGCTTCCCCGCCGTGTCCTGCTTGAATCGCGTGAGTTGCCTCGAAAGGAACTCCGCGTTGTTGCTGTCGAGTATCCGCTGCCGCGTCGAGTCTGGCTGTGTCGAGAGCCAGGCGGTAAACGGTGTCTTCACATCTTTGAACTCGGTCTTGCCGTTGTCTTGATCGCCCCAGACGTCCTTCCGCCAATTCGGGTGATCGGACTGGAGATCGGCGTCGGCTTCTTTCCGAATCCTCTGAAAGACCTTCGCTTCGGCTCGCGTCTCCGCTTGTGAAACTAGGGCTTCCGTATCGACTGGCGCGGCATGGCCCGGACCACGCATCTTCGCCACAACTTTGGCGAGCACCTTCTTGGTGAGGTCGGCAAATTCAGGGAACTCCGCTTTGAGATCCGCCATGTCTTCGTCAGTCACCTCGACGGGCTTGCCATCTCCTGTCTGTCTGGCATCAAGCTGCTCGATTCGCTGCTTGATATTGCCCAACGTGCCGAATCCCTCATCGAGCTTGCCCACCTTACTGTTCAGCTTGAGTAGGTCCGCGAGTTGGTCTTCGGTAATCTGGGCGTACTTCGGAGGAACCGGCTCGGTCTCTGGCTCGGTCGGTGCGGGGACGACTGGGGCCGCAGGCGTCTCAGGTTCGATCGGCGTCTCCGTCGATTCTGCCGTGAAGCCTTCGGAAAATGAGGCAGTCTTGATGGCGTCGAGTTCCGCCTCTGTGGGAGGGGCGCCCTCAACTCCTGGCTGCTCGATCGTGCCGGTCGTCATGTTGGGATCTCCTCGGCCATCGGCGTCTCCGTCAACGGCACTCCAGAACAATAAAAAAGGCCACTAGGACTCCCATCGGGAATCGGCTAGTGACCTTTGGCTCACGAGAACGTGAGAGTAGGCGTTATTTCTTCAAGAGGGCTTCGAGTGTCTTCTTCACCTCAATGAGTGATCGCTGCAATCCGGTCAACAGCTTGAGCGTTTCGATCATGCACCGTCGTTCGTGCTCGCTCACCTGATGGGCTCCAGCGCCAAGAGCTTCTTGCATTCGCCAATCTCACCACGCAACTGTGCCGTCTGAATGGGATCAAGCTGACCATCGTTCTTTTCGCGCAGGGTTTGCAGGCGTGCCGTCAGGTGTGTTTTGATTTTCTTCCACGTCTCTGACTGGCGATCGGGGTGTGTCAATTCCATGGGTCATGTACTCCGTATACACACAATCTGTGGTGGTGTCAAGACATGGGATTCATTATATCACCTGCGTCTCACTGTGCTTCCTCACCAGGACTGCCGCGTGCAAGGAGGCGAGCAATCCCAGGAGGACATTGAAGTTGCCTTGATAGCCGTGCCGTTCGAGGAATTTCGTGCCATCTACCAGGACTTGCTCGTTCGCCACGAGTGCGTACTGCGGATAGCGCCGACCGAGTTCTGTGGCGATCTCATCGAAGGAGGCGAGGGCGAGATGTTCTTCGGTTGGGGTCATGGCTTCATCTTCTCCGTTTCTTCTTGAAAGCCTTGCCTGAACGATCCCTGCTGAGACGTGGGCAGCGGCACCTGCTCACCGGGAGACGCGAACGGACTCAAGCCTTTGCTGAGTCGAGCCTTCGCAAAATCTTCCGCCTTGCGGTACACGTCATCCGGAACCGGCTTACCAGAGACTAACCCATCGATCTCCTCTTTCGTGAGGGTTGGCACCAAGAGGGGAAAGAGCACCGTGCGTCCGTTGATCTTGAAATCGGTACTCGCGCTCAGTTCCGTCGAGAACATCTTGGGATGATCCGTGCGTGGGATCTTCCCGAAAAAGCCCTCCCCTTTCGGGGTCATGTCCTCGCGTGGCCCATAGGGCATGGTCTTCGGATTTTGCCCCAGCACGAATGACTGAGGATGTTGATAGTAGTCAATCCGCCGTGCCCCAGGCTTCTCAGGATCAGGAGTGTATTGCTGCATAATCTCAGCCATCAACGACAATCCCCCAGTTATCTACGGCGCACTCACCCAGTACACTCTGACAATCTCTTTCCAATCATTTCTCAAAACTCTGTCCTGACGGCGCCCGTCCTGCCGGTTCGGTCGGTGGCTTCAAAGCTTCACCGGCTCGGTCATGTGCGGCCAGCTCTTTCTGTGTCTGCAATTTCATGACGGTGCCGGCCAGCTCGGCCTTCACCTCATCAAGGCTGATCTGTCGCTTGTTCGCGTACTCCAGTTGGGCGAGTTGGAGCTTGAGCTGCAATTCCTCCCGGCGATCCTGCGATTCCATGTGGGTCTGCTCGGTCTGCGCCTGGACGTAGGCGGTATCTCGATCGGTATCCGCCTTCGACTTCTGAAGATCCACCTGTGCGCGAATCTCTGCCGCTTGCACCACGGGCGCCTTCGGTGGAGGCGCCGACGCCATGCGAGCCTGCTCGTCTTTCGTGTACTGAATGCTCTTGGGGTCGAGGTGTTGCGACTTGAGGACTTCGGCATACCAGAGCTTGGGATTGCACCCGAAGGCCGGATTGACCACGATGGCACCCTGCTGGGCGAGGAACTGCGCTTGAATCGCTCGCTCCATGATCGAGGAGGCCCCTTGCGCCTCGATCTGGAAATCGCCCTTCTTGTCATTACTGACTTCCGTATCCAGCAGCAACCATTCGTAGAGATCGTCGATGTTCGGCTCGGTGATGCACATATCGACGTTCGCCGCCACTTCCCGCAAGAGCTGATTGGCGTTGTTGTTCTGGAGTTCGGTCTGCCCCAACGTCTCCGGCGTGGTCTCACCCGATTGCCCTTCAGTAATCAGCGGAATGTTGCAGGAGGTTTCCGCGACTCGGTAGGCGTGCATGATGATGGTCAGCATTTGCGGCGTGACGTTCGGGATCGTGAAGACGCCGAATACCTTCCGCACATCGTCAATCACCTGATCGGGCCTGAGAAACCAGAGCTTGTCGCCATAGATCTCGAAATCATCCTTCTGTGCGGGATCGACCATCCCTTGCGCCATGACGATCTGTGAGCCAGAGGAGACC